CCAAGCACATGATGATGGCCCAGATGCTACACATGGCTTATTCACCTATTTAAACATGCGGACGAGAAAACAGAAAACACAATACCGTACCGGACAAAGACAATCATTCAAATATTAACCCCCATCCCCTAAAGGGGAGTAAATAAAAATGAAATGAGTTTTATAACAGCGGACGAATTAAAAACAGTGGCTTATCAATACCAAATAAGTGAGATAACCGAAAGCGATGATGATATAGTGGAGCAAGCCATTGCCACAGGCATTGAAGAAGTAAAAGGATACCTGCGCAGTAACAACAAAAAAGAATACCAAGATGGAAGGCTGGTATATGATGTGCAGGCCATCTTTAGCGATACCGGAAGCAATAGAAACCCCCTGCTATTGCAATACACCAAAGTAGTGGCCTTATGGCACCTGCTTATATTATGCAATGTGGACATACTACATGAGCATGTAAAGGAGCGGTACGACCGTGTAATTGACTATTTAAAAAAAGTAAACAAGGGTGATGTAACCCTTAGCCTGCCCACAGTAGAAGAACTGGATACAGATGGCGATGGCCTTTCTGATAAAAAACCTTTTCGCTTTGGTAGCAGGACGAAATTTAACCATGAATAAACCCTGCCATTTAAAGCAGGTTTTAGTACCATTTAAAATAAGTTTAAAATGAAGTTTTTAAATACAAGATTGAGCAAAGCCCTGGGCATTGATGAAGTGATAAAAAAGCAAGTGCAGCTTGAATACATTAAAGCGGCGGGCAAAAAAGGTGGCCGATTAAATTGGACACCAAAGGCCATTTATAAAACCCGATATGATATAAGGCATTGGATGCAGGCGCAGGATATGGCCAACAATGTTGATACACCCCGAAACTTTGCTTTGCAAACTATTTGGGAAGAAGCAAGAATGGATGCATTGCTAACCTCTCAAATAGAAAATAGAAAGCGCAGAATACTAGGAGCAGAAGCCTCCTTAAAAAAACAAAGTGGGGATGTGGAAGAAGGGCAAACTGCATTGCTTAAAAAGAAAAAGGCTTACAAAGACTTAATGAATGCAGTATTGGAAAGTATTTATATGGAGTACTCAGTGGTGGAATTGGAACTAACAAAAGAAGGCGACTTGATTGTAAACCTAATACCACGAACAAATTTTACCCCACAAAACGGCAGGTTCTACACCGACTATACTGATGATAAATTTACCCTATACCGGGAGTTGCCAGAATTTGGCAAATGGATATTAGAATTTAACAGCGGCGAAAAGGGGCTGGTGAACAAAGCCGTTCCGCATGTGCTGTTTAAGCGGTTTGCCCAAAGCTGCCATAGTGAGCTATGCGAAATATATGGCATACCGCCCAGGGTGATGAAAACTAATACCCAAGACCCAACCATGCTTACAAGGGCAGAAGCCATGATGAAAGATATGGGCAGTGCCGCCTGGTTTATCATTGACGAAACAGAAACCTTTGAATTTGCCAAAAACGTAGACACCAATGGTGATGTATATACAAAGCTGATAAAACTATGTAATGACGAAATGAGCCTGCTGATAAGCGGGGCTATTATTGGGCAGGATACCGAGCATGGAAACAGAAGTAAAGAACAGGCCAGCCATGATGTGTTATCCCAACTAATAAAAAGCGACATGGCAATGGCCGAAATGATATGGAACAGTACTATCATACCAGCATTGGTAAAAATTGGTTGGCTGCCTTTCGGCTTAAGTTTTGAATTTAATGCAGAGGAGGATATAAAACAACTATTTGAATTTACAACCGGATTGCTGCCTTATAAAGATGTAGATAACAATTGGCTAAAAGAAAAATTTGGCGTAGAGGTAATAGATAAGGCGGCCACAGAAGAACCGGAGGGGCAGGGCAATTCAAAGAAAAAAGTGGATGATAAGGTAGATGAAGCTATAAAGAAAAAGCTAAGCCTTTTTTTCGGGGAAGCCCCGGAGAGCTAACCGGGGCAGGATTATTTTACCAGGCATTGCATAGCCGTGTTAATTCAATCTATGAGCATATTGATTTAGCAGACAAAATAAAGTTTAAAAAAGTAAATGCAGCTTTTACAAGGGCATCTGCCTACCTGCATAAAAACAAAGGCTTTAAGCAAAATGACCTTACGCATAAGGAGGTAAGGCCGCTAATAGATGAAACGTTTAAGGTATTAAAAAATGCAATTAAAACAGGCATTACTACAGAGATACCTTCGGTAATGCTTAATAAGCTGGAGCAGGATGTGTTTTTGTTTTCTGGAATGAAAACATACACCCAACTGAAAGAAGCCTCGCTGCTACTCAGGGATGAAACCGGCAATATAAAAAGTGAGGCCAAGTTTATAAACGACATCAAAAAAATAGATGCCAACTATAATGAAAATTATTTAAGGGCTGAAAGGCAATATGCCATTGCTGCCAGCCAAAGTGCAGCGCAGTACCATGAGTATATGCAGGATGCTGACCGCTATGATTTACAAATAAGAACGGCGGCAGATGATAAGGTTAGGGGCAGCCATGCAGTGATGCACAACCTTACACTACCAGCTAACGATAAATTTTGGAATAACACTTGGACACCTTTCGACTGGGGATGCCGGTGCAGGATAATACAGGTATTGAAAGGCAAATACACCGTAACGGATAATGCTGAAGCTAACGATGCGGTAAAGAAAGCAGTGCCGCCACTGTTTAGGTTTAACCCCGGCAGGGAGCAAATTATTTTCCCAGAAAAACATCCTTACTATCCGCAAAGTTGTAATGGCGCAAAATTAGATGTGAGTAGGCTCATTGGGTTTGCCCAATGGCTGTTAGATGCTGAGGGGGATAGATGTAAAGCAAAGCAGGTAGTGCAGAATATGCAGCAAGCATCTAAGGCAGCATTGATAAAAAAGAGAAAAGAAGAATTTGAAGTGTATAATACTGACGATAATTATAAGAATGTTTTATTTGACAAAGAAAATGGCGGACTGAAAGCAACACACATAAAACACAATGTAAATAAGAATACTGCTATGTACGAAAGCCCGGTACAGGATATACTTTATAAATCTGGTAATAAAATAATTTTTGAAGATGAATCAGATGGAAGTAAAAAGAAAGGGGACGGCCTTCTTAATGATATGACAGTTGATATAAGTACAATATTAGGCAGTGGTAAAAATACAGTTGTAAGGGCATTACTTCACGCAAAATCTAAAAAATCAGAAGTTGCCCTTATCTATTTCCCTGATGAATCATTATATAGTATTGACAGAATGAACAATGCTTTAGTAAGATTTAAAGGACAAACAGAATACAGGTTTAAAAAAATAGTTGTAATAGCAGGGAAGACAATACTAAGGGGATAAAAAAACCCGCCGAAGCGGGTGGAACAAACGGAGGAATTACCCTGTCCATATGTAGTACAAATATACAAAACTTTTGAAAATGCGAAACTTTGAGGCTTTTTTTATAGCGGTATTGAAAGACCTGAAGGTGGAGCTTGACGATGAGTTTGATAGAAACTTTGAGAGAAAGGCTTTTTTTGACCAACAGTGGCCTCAAACCAAGTGGGCTAATAGTAAGGGCAGCCTGCTAAACCGGAGCGGAATTGGCCGCAGAAGCATCAGCAGCAAGATAACGGGCGGAGATAGTATTGTATGGACATCATCTGTTGATTACATGGCTACCCATAACGAAGGTGGAGAGGTAACCATTACGCAAAAAATGATAAGGTTTTTCTGGGCTATGCATTATAAAGCCAGCGGGGCTATTAGTAAGAAAAAAAGCGGCGAACAGGCTAATACCCAGCGTAACCGAAAACTAACCAACGAAGCAGCCATTTGGAAAGCTTTGGCCTTGCAAAAGCCTGGCAGTAAAATGAAAATACCCCGCCGCCGTTTTATTGGCGACCACCCACATGTGGATGCAGCCGTAAAAAGGGTAACCGATATTAATGTAAAGCAATTAGAAAGCGATTTAAAACAAATTTTAAACCCCAAAAAGTAAACATATGGATACTCTTATACCGCTAATTACAGAACGTATAAAAAGCCAAGTGGCTGCCATTTTATATGCAGACGAAGATTGGGGGCAGCTTGACTATTACAGCAGCAATCCGCCCGTAAAATGGCCGTGTAGCCTTGCTGATGTGTATGATGTGCAATGGAGCAATGAAGGGAATAAAGCACAGATAGGTATTGGGCAGGTAAGAATAAAAGTGGCTGACCTGCGCCTGAGTAATAGCAGTACTAAAGCACCAACAGCGCAAAAAACAAAGAGTGCCAGCTTTTACACCTTAACCCAATCTGTTTACAAAGCGTTGCATGGGTGGAGTGCCGGTGAGCAATATGGCCCACTAATGCGGCTAAATGAAAGAAGGCTGCAACGGGATGATGGGATAAAAGAACACCATATTATTTTTACGGTGCAAATAAAAGATGCAAGTGCTATGCCAGTTAAAACTACACTGGCAGCAGCAATTGTAAAGCCTGAGTTACAAGAATTGGAGGATTAGTTAAAAAGTGCCAACTGATTTAATGCGCCGCTTTTTTCCGGCGTATTTTTTATGCTTACCCAGGTGCGGTAGCTAATAAAGATGTTGTGCTTTGGAAATATGCAGCGCACAATGTAGGTATCTGGCACATCGTGATGCTTTACAGATTTGTACACCTCCATAATATGCTGGTTTGTTTTATCCTTATTTATTGAGGTGTATGCCACTTCTACAAAATTAAAAAAGGCCAAACCCGGTAGGGAATGGCCTTTTGAAAAGATGTTTGAAAGATGTTGACAGCTATTTATTTAGCTCACAAATGCGCAACAGCCTTTCATACAGCAGGTTTAGTTCTACCAAATCATTGGCTACCTCTTGCTGCTTGCCCACTACTTCATCATCTTTTAAAGCAGCAATAGCATATCGGTGCTGTATACCCACCAGCCGCTCGGCCAGCTCTTGCGGGGGTGTTTCATTTTCAAAATACTCCAGCAGGGGTGCTATATT